ATATCGAAGAAGAAGTGGATAAGGCTTCTTGCTCTTGTTCTCGCGATGATCATCCTTGGCTTCATTGGTTATTACCTTTATGTGTATAAATGGAGTGATGAGAAGCTTAAAGATAGAAATCCCATCAAGGCCATTATTCAGCCTGAAGCTCTTGCGAAGGTTGAAACTGTCGTTGTATCTACCACCCCAGTAGTGGTGGGTAGCGGCCCTGTCACTCAAATTGAGGTCACCACGAATTCTGCTGAGGTCCCCCTTGCGGCCATTCCTGCTTTGAAAGAAGCGGTAAAGGAAAGCAGTGTGTCTAACTCTGTTCATACAGAGAAGGAGAAGTTTGATGTTGTAGAAACACAAATTCGTGAACTAAAGGCGAGTCAGGAATCTTTGACGTCCATGATCTCAACTATCCAAAGTTTCTTTGCTTCAGAGGAAAAACGGCGAGGCAAGATGGCCCCCGAAGAGTACGATGAAAAGAAGCAGAGAGAACAAGAGGAATTTGATGAGATCGCAAGGCATGAAGCGGAAGAGCGTCGTCTTATGCGTATAGAGCACGATCGTGACGAACTGGAACGCGAGCGAGATCGTATTGAAGAAGAGCGTGCAGCTCGGAAAGCAATGCGATTGAGTGAGCGTACCTGGGGCGCCATGATGGATAGAGACGATGAAATTCGTGCCGGTAGAAGAGGGCAGCGTAGTGCGCGGGGTGAGGCCCGTGGACAGCCCTCCTTTACCAAGGTGAAAGAAACTGATCCCCCAAAGAAAGAAAAAGATACTGCTTCGAAAGAACGTGGCACTAAACATGCCACTAAGAAAGAAGGTAAGTTGAATTTCAATCGCCCATGCACTAGTAAAACCTGTGACGGGAAAGAGTATTCCAAGGTAATTCAGAGACCTGGAAAAGCTCCTGTCACATTGAAGACTAAGTGCCAGTTTCAACACCCTCCAAAACCCGAGTCACGAGTGCCAAGTTCGATCGTGATGCCTGCCAATATCCACCGCTGGAAACATGCGGTGGTTCAGGTGCGCACTGGTGCCGGGGAGTGGATTGCCAACGCTAACGGTGTATGCGCTAGTGGTGCGTTTCTCAGCGCTAAACATGGATTGGGTTCTTCAAGCAATCCGACTGTCAAGGTTCTTCGTATGATTGAAAAACCACGCGAGGAAACTGAGAAAGTCGTCTCTGAATTAACATTTAATAGCAAGTATGCTGACCTAGACTTGGTGGCGGGCCCAAAACCAGCTACTATGGATAGTTATAAGCCAGCTGTCCCAGTTATAGACGAGCCCATTTGGGTCGTCGGTTGGGACATTGCTAACCCGAAGGAACCTAGATGGCATGTATCCGATGGTGTGGTTCAAGAAGTCACACCCGAGTACGCGCATTTAAAGGGGCATCTGTGTCATACTGCCACAACCCACCCGGGGCTATCCGGGGCCGCGGTTATTAACCAGCGAGGTCAAATCGTTGGTATAACCACGTATGGTGCTGATCGTAGCACCGCTCCTGCAAATGCGTTCCTTGCTTTCTCCCCGCAGCTTTGCGAAGATTTTTCGAGCTCGGGCTGGAGCAAAGCCCATTAAGACCATTATTTCCTGAAAGGCGCCAGACGTCGGTCTTTCCTCTGGTGACCTTGGGTCATGCTCCCCACCAATACTACTTTAATTATGGTGCTCCTTTAAATGAAAATTTAAGTATCGTTTTTGAAGATCGTGTTGTGGTGGACTTTTTAAAAGACTACATAGGTGAGAAGCCATTTAAAACTCACGGAATCGTTTATCCTACTGTGGAGAACGTTTCAAATTCATTATTAAAATCTGATAAAGCTGAACTATTTCCTGACAATGATCCCTTAATTCATAAGGCTGAGAAGTATCTTGGGAAAATGTTTAGACATATGCACAATAGATTTTACAAAGTGCCGTTGGGTCGAGTAAATGTAGATCCAAGCACTGCCTCGGGCTTTCCGTACCGGACAAGCAAACGTGATGCTATCAAAAGATGGCACAAATATTTTGGCTGGTTCTGTAGCCCTGGCAATATGGAGCGTCCTATGCCCATATATACTGTGACTGGTAAAGTTGAATACTTACCCATGGATGAGATTCTTAATAACAAGATTCGCTTGTTTAGGAATCCACCACTTGATTACCTTCTACTCGAAAAAGTCTATTTTCAGGAGATGGAGGAGTATATGCTCTCCACTCCTGGTGAAACCTGGTCTGCTCTTGGTTTTAAGAAAGAGGAAGGTGGTTGGGACAGGTTCATACGTTCATTGATACACAAAAACCATGATCCCGCTTTGAAGCGTTTCTACTTTCGTTTTGACGTAGAAAAGTGGGACAAGTCTGTGGCTCAAAAATTAAATGCTGTTTCATTTCGTCTCAGGAAGAAATTTCTGAAACAATACTTGTTTGAGGATAACTGGTTGGAGAAGGTCCATTTTTCGGATCCTACATGCGAGGCGTGGAAAAATAGACGTCTCAAGGGTGAAGAAATTCAGTATGACGACCTCCTTTCAGACCTAACAAGTAAGTTTGGTAGAGACGCCGCCAGTTCTCTGGCGGCATTCCTTACATGTCCTATCAACCCGAATCTCTACGATCTTTATTGGTTGGAAGAGAATCAGGGACTCGCCTTCGAGTTGCTCCCCAATGGCGAAGTGATTGTAACAGCTATAGCCGCGAAGAGTGGACGGTTTGTAACGTCGACAGACAATACTTACCAACATATATTTATTTTCATGTTCCATTATCTTCGTGTCTGTAGGGAAATAGGTATCACCCCCTCCTATGACCACATGACTAAGATATTCGAAAACTGGATTTACAGTGACGATATCCAAGGAGCAACGGACTTTCCTGAGTTCGTTGACTTCGACAGGTTGCAAATGACGTACCGACTTTTCGGGATGGGCGTCAAAGATTATTGTTGTAGTGAAGATCCTTTCTCTATACATTTTCTTGGCGCTGCTAACGGGAAGTGGAGTAAGTGGTTTGTGCCTGTCTACAATGAGGATCGGATGTATTTTGCTTTGGCCTATATTGGCGGCAGGTTATCTGATCGTGAACGTACGCAACGTGTTTCCGGCCTAGCCCATAACCTGGCTTTTTCGGAAAAGTACGCAACCTTGATTGCTGATCTTAGCCGACATCTTGATAACAACGGTCGTTGGATAGGGGCACCTGTGATTGACGTTGGTCATCTAAAGGTTGCTTTCCTCCCAACTGGGGTCGCGACACAATCTAGGGGACCGATAGACTCTAAGAAGTCATCGGTGAGATCGAGTGATCAAGAAAAGTACAGTCACAGATTTATAGCTATTCCTCATAGCTTAATGGAATCTCGGTCCAACTTCTCATTAAGCCAACTCAAAGAGAAGGCGCGAGAAATTCGCAAACATGTTAGGAATGAATTCGTTGAGAAATTCGAACCAATCTGGAGTGGAGATGAACCACTTCCATCTCGATGTATCGTGGGGTTTGAAAAAGCACTTTCCTCTTGTGTTAGTGTGGATATTTCCAATGCTGGTGCTTTCCTTATGGCCTTATCGGCAGAATGGAAGGAACCTATTCCTACTTACAAGGTCTATCCTTATACTCCTACTTATGGTGTGCGTGTTGCTATTGAACATGCCATCGGCGCTAGGTTTTGTAGCGTTGAAGTAAAGGCTAGTACCGAGAAGATCGGTAAAAGGGCTGCTCAATTAGGGCTCTTTCTGATGTACCTTGATGCCTATCTGTCT